ATTAACTGTTCCCGCAAATGGTTTCAATGTAGGTGACTCTTTTCACCTAAAAATGCTAGGTCATCTAGGAGCTAAAAACGGATCAGGTTTAAGAATTATAATTGCTTCTAATGGTGTTACACTAGCTGGTTCAGCTGGATACATACCTCTTCCTAATATTACAAATCAGCATTGGGAGTTAAATATATATTTCACAATCCGTGCTGTAGGAGCAGCTAATGTAGCCAGTATATCTTCAGGCGGTGTGTTTATGTATACTCAAAATGCATCAACAGCATTTAACGGAACTAACTTTACGGAAGTAAATAATACCACTTTTGATACCACTATAGATAACACTCTTGAAGTTATTGCCATATGGGATACAGCAGACCCGCTTAATAACATATACTCTGAAATAGCAATACTACAAAAGATTTACTAAGGTGATTGAGACTTGGACATTTAGCATTAAGGATGTTATCTGGATTGTAACAGGAGTAGGTTCGGGATTATCAGCATACTTTGCTTTAAAGCAAGAGATTGGCAAGCTAAAAGGTAAGGTAGATAAACTTGTTGGTGATATGACATCCTTAGAAGAGGATCTTACCGCCAAAGAAAATACTATTTATAATCGTATGGATGCACTTAAAGAAGATCAGAAAGCTGCTCATGAGAAGCTAGATCTAAAAATGGATAACTTAACTAATCACATGACACAGTTAAGTACAAATATCGCAGAACTTACAGGCTATATCAAAGCTACTAAAGAGCAGCAAGGTAAGAAGCCTTAAGGTCAATACAGTTTAGGTTAAGGAGCCTGGGTAAACGTACCTGGGCTTTTTTTATTTAAATATTTGGAGTTTAAAATTTTTACTATATATTTGTCTAAACCTAAATATTTAAAAGTTATGGAAAACCAACAAGAAATGTTTACTCCTGAGCAAATTGAAGCTAAGAAAGCTGAGCTTATGGAGTTTTACAAAGAGCAAATTGAAGTTCTTCAATTGCAAAAAGACTATGAAACATTAGCTACTGAAATTGAGGAGTTGCGCACAAGACGCTTAATGGCTCAAATGCGTCAAGCTCAAATCATGGCACCTGGTCCAGATGAAGATGGTCCCGAAACTCCAGAGGAATCTGCTGAGATTAAAAAGCGTGTACTAAGAAAAGAAAAATAAGAAATCATGGCAGTAGTAAATCAAGTTCAGAAAAAAGTACGTATGAACCTATGGGACATAGTACGCTTTCAGCTTAATGTGCATTGCCATTTGAAAAACATTTCAGTATCAGATCGTGACCTTAATTGCCTTACATACTTGGCAATTTCAGGTGAAAAAGAACTTGCGGATTTTTGTAATGCTGTTGCCGATAATAATATCTTCGGCAATAGCCAATCCGTAAGAAATGCAATATCTAAAGGACAACGTCGCGGTCTAGTTAATGTATTTAAGAATGGTAAAGCAAAAAAACGTATTAAGCTGAACCCCGAGATAATGATACAAACTAATGGTAATATCTTGTTAGACTATAAAATTGTAAGACTTGAATCCCAAGAAAGCGAAGACCCTTTACAACGAGGTAGCAACTGATCTTAACTTAGATGAGAATCTAGTAAAAGATGTTTTAGATTTCTACTGGAGTAGTTTGCGAAAGCAAATGACAAATCTTACATCACCAAGATTAGATGTTATTAATTTAGGAACATTTGAGATAATGCCTAAAACACTTCAAAGATGTATAACTGCATATGAAGAATATAGCAAGATGCCGGTTCCTAAAACTTTTACAAAGTATCAAGCTTATAGCGTAATTGAAGGAAGACTTAAACGCCTTCTAGAAATACAACAAGAACTAAATAGTTATAGTGAAATAAAACAATCCGTTATAGAAAAACGATATGGTAAACAAGATCAAGAGAATCTGGAAGAATAAGTGGCTCATCCTTGAGGGGATGTTTAACTACTATTTTACCCGCAAAAAGATCAAGCGCGTAGCTATGTGGCGTATGGAGATTTGTGAATCATGCCCTCTTATAGATATCAAAGGATCTAAATGTGAGGTACCAGGTACTCAACCATGTTGTGGAGATTGTGGATGCTCACTAGCATATAAAACACATAGTATGTCTTCAGCTTGTCCTCGCGGAAGATGGTTTGCTATAATGAGTGAGGAAGATGAAGATATATTAAATGAAAAACTGGATACGCATGTCGATACTATTTAAAGCCGAAACTCATAGTTATGTAAGTATAGATCCAGCTGAGAATATAAGCTGGACTAGTGTAACTAGCGTTATATCTAAATTTAAAAAACCATTTGATGCAGATACTATTGCATTAAAGTCTTCTAAGAATAAGAAGAGCAAATGGTATGGTATGACACCTGATGCTATTAAGGAAGCATGGAAAAGTGAGTCTAATAGAGCTATGAGTCTTGGTACTTGGTATCATGGACAACGTGAGCGTGATATTTTATCATGTGAGAGTATTAGTAGGGAGGATGTCATTGTACCTGTATTTAAACCAATAGAATCCGAGGGTATTAAAAAAGCACCTGATCAAAAGTTAGGTAATGGTGTATATCCCGAACATATGGTGTATCTTAAGAGTGCGGGGTTGTGTGGTCAAGCGGATAGGGTAGAGGTAGTTAATGGTAAAGTTAATATCTATGATTATAAAACAAATAAAGAAATTAAGAGCACCGGTTACACTAACTGGGAAGGAATTACTGATAAAATGCTTGATCCAGTCAATCATTTGGATGATTGTAATCTTAACCACTACTCATTGCAATTAAGTTTTTATATGTATATGATTATTAAACATAACCCAAAACTAAAACCGGGTAAGATGATTATTGAGCATATACTTTTTAAAGAAGCTGGTAAAGATGCATATGATAATCGTGTTGTACTATATGATGAGTTTGGTGAACCAGTGGTAGATAAAATAGTACAATATGAGGTACCTTATTTAAAGACCGAGATAATAAATATTATAAATCATCTAAAAGATAATGGCAGTATATAATGAGAATATAGAGTTGTTTAAGTGCTATGTGAGAGCATCTCATTTTACTAAGAATGAAGCTGACAAAGACAGTTATCATAAAGCATATGCGTTCGCTATACAATCTATAGCAGGTAAGATACTGACCTTTCATGTGATGACAGACTACGGTATGCTTAGATCGCGTGTACCTATATCAGAGATATTTATGCAAATTCCAACTAATGATATACCTTTTCACTTTAAACAGTTATGGGATTGCTTCTCAGAAAATGTTACTGTAACTACATATGATTATTTATATGAAAAGCGTTGTCAGGTTGTACTTAAAGATGGTTCTAAAGTATGGACTACATACTTAATGACTATAGACTGGTATAAGAACCCTTATTCAGATGAGCCTAGTGACTACAAGTGTGGTCACATACTTATAGCTGATGATGGGTATTTATTATGTCAACCTAATAATAGAATATATTGGAAAGATTCTAACTGGATAACCAAACCATTCCCGGTTGAGCCTTCAACATTTAAAGTAGATGAGCATATAGAATCAGTTGAAGCTCAGTCAGATAGATGGGTATCTGAGGATTCTAGCAGCTACTATTATGAAATAAAAGAAGTAAAAAATGATTGTTAAACTATTTGATATACAAGATAAGGTTATTGTTCCTAGTGAGCATTGTTATACAATAACAACCTTAAAAAAGATTATGGATGATTATCCTGAGGACCATCTTAAGATATATCAGTATTTGTTTTATATGACATGTCCTAATCCAGATCTAAATCCTTTTTTTAATCTTGCTGAAGATGACAAAGAAGAGATTATATTAGCAGAAATAAGTGCGGAGTTTAGCCCTGAGGATGATGGTATTCCAGGCGCTTTAGATCTTTGCAAAAAATTATACGAAACCCCGACTATGCGTGCATATAATGGTATTAAGCAAATGCTTGACAGTTTAGCAAACTACATGGCAACAACAAGTATTACAGATGGAAGAGATGGTAACATCACAGCGCTTACAAATACAGCAGCAAAATTCCAGCAAATCCGCGAAGCCTATAAAGGTGCCTACAAAGATTTACAAGAAGAACAACAAGGAAGGGCTAGAGGAGGAGCCGGGCTTGCATATGACCAAATGTAACCTATCAGACTTTTTTATCTACTATTCTTGTGAAACAGAAGAATGGATGGCTATACCTAGAAATAATTTAAGTACCTTTATGAACAGTTATTCTTTACCTAGTAAGGATAAAGATCTTAACTTACTAATAAAACTTATAGAAAATGGCAAAGCAAAACGTTGAGAAGACTGCTCCAAAAGGAGATATTAAGTTTTCAATTACATTATCTGATGAGCAAAAGAAAGCAAAGGAGTTAATACTTAATGCTCCTTATAACTTCTTATTAGGTAATGCGGGTTCAGGTAAAACTTTACTTGCTGTACAGGTAGCTCTTGATATGTACTTTAAGAGAAGAGTGAATAAGATTGTTATTACAAGACCTACTATATCTACTGAAGACAATGGTTTTTTACCGGGTTCTGAGAAAGAAAAGATGGAGCCTTGGCTTGTACCTATTAAGTCTAATATGAGAAAGGTTTATGATAAACCAGATATCCTAAATAAACTTGAAGAACAAGAAGCTATAGAACTTGTATCTCTTACACACTTTAGAGGTAGAACCTTTGACAACTGTATATGCATAGTAGATGAGTTTCAGAACTTAACTAAAGCTCAGTTGCAAATGTGTGTGGGACGTTTAGGTAAAGATTCTATAATGATATTTACTGGTGACCCTCATCAGATTGATTTAAAGTTTAAAAATGAGTCTGCTATACATGAGGTACCTAAGTTAGAGAAATCTCACTGGGTTAATAAAGTGGTTCTATATGATAATCACCGTCATGAGGCACTTAGTGAAATATTAAAACTTCTTAATGAGTACTAATATAGAAATACCTACCTGGGAGAATGGAGAGTGGACTACAACGTCTTTTAATTCACGTGATGAGTTTAAAGACTTTGTTTTTAGTATATTTAAGGAGCCTGGTAAATATGAGTTTGATGAAACAAGCTTAATGTTTAATGAGCAGGCTAGAGCATTTAATGATGTAGGTTTTTATTGTAAGTCGCCACAAGGAACTAAAGATTTTATTATTTATTGGAATGACCAAAAGAATAAATGTAGAACCGGCGCTATATATAAAAACAATGGTAATACCTGGTATATACCACGCGACTATTACATGTGGTTAAACTTCTTACCAATCTTTAATAAGGAGACTCAAAAGTTTGGCTTTGCTGATGTCAGAGATGCTCAGTATCATATGGCCCTATATGAGTCACTAGCAGAGTTAAACTATAAGCATGCAGCAATATTAAAGAAACGTCAGATTGCATCTAGTTACTTCCATGCCGGTAAACTTATTAATCAGATCTGGTTTGAAGAAGGTATCACACTTAAGATGGGAGCTAGTCTTAAAGATTATATTAATGAGAAAGGCACCTGGAAATTCTTAAATGAGTATGAGGCATTCTTAAATAAACATACAGCGTGGTACCGCCCTATGAACCCTAACAAGGTTATGATGTGGCAGCAAAAGATTGAGATAGTAGATCCGCTTAATAAGCGTAAATCGGAAGTAGGTCTCAAGGGTGTAATGCAGGGTATGTCTTTTGAGAAAGACCCGACTAACGGGGTAGGGGGACCATGTAAGTACTTCTTCCATGAGGAAGCTGGTATTGCTCCTAAGATGGATACAACCTTTGAGTATATCCGTCCTGCTATGAAATCAGGTTTTATGACTACCGGGATGTTTGTAGCTGCAGGATCAGTAGGGGATTTATCACAATGTGAACCCCTTAAGAAAATGATTACTCGCCCGGATGCTAATGATATCTATAGTGTGGAGTCTAATCTAATAGATGAAACTGGGCAAATAGGTAGAACAGGTTTATTTATTCCTGAGCAATGGTCAATGCCGCCATACATAGATGAGTATGGTAACTCTAAAGTAGAAGAAGCACTTAAAGCTTTAGATGAACAGTTTGCCGAATGGAAGCGCGAGCTAGATCCGCAGGAATATCAGCTGCGTATATCTCAGCACCCTAGAAATATCAAAGAAGCATTTGACTTTAGAACTGTATCGGTATTTCCTAGTCACCTTATTAGTGCACAAACAAGACGCATTGAAGAGAAGATGTATCCTTATGAGTTCTTAGATATTTATAGGGATGAGAAAGGTCAAATAGCTACACGTGAAACCAGTAAGCTGCCTATATCAGAATTTCCTATAACTAAGAATACTGAGGACAAAACAGGTACGCTTGTAGTATGGGAAAAGCCTGTTAAAGATCCTAGCTTTGGGATGTACTATGCAAGCATTGACCCCGTGGGCGAAGGTAAAACTACTACATCAGAATCGCTGTGTTCCATTTATGTATATAAAGCTTCAGTTGAAGTAACTCGTAATGATGGAGAAAAAGTTGAGACCTTTATTGAACATGATAAAATAGTAGCTGCATGGTGTGGCCGCTTTGATGATATAGCTAAAACTCACGAGCGTCTTGAGATGATTGTTGAGTGGTATAACGCTTGGACAATTGTTGAAAACAATATTAGTTTATTTATTCAGCATATGATTCATAGAAAAAAACAGCGCTATCTTGTACCCCGAAGTCAAATATTATTTTTAAAAGATATTGGTGCAAATGCTAATGTGTTTCAAGAGTATGGTTGGCGTAATACAGGTACTTTGTTTAAAAGTCATATGATAAGTTATGCAATTGAATTTTTAAGAGAAGAGCTTCATCAAGAAACTACCGATGATGGTAAAGTAGTTAAAACTACTTATGGTGTAGAGCGTATTCCAGATATAATGTTGATGAAAGAGATGATGGCTTATCGCGATGGAGTAAACGTCGATAGGCTAGTTTCATTTGCAGCTTTAATTGCTTTTGCTAAAGTTCAACAAGCAAATAGAGGTTATAAAAAGCGTTATGAGGAGACTGGAGCAGCAAAAAACTTGGATAACTCTAATAAATTCAGTAAATTAAATAAGAGCCCTTTTCGTCACATTGGCAATGGGGGTCATACTTTTAGTGGTATGAAATTACCAAGACAAGCATTTAAAAACTTAAAATAAGTTATGGAAATATACAATGCCATGCAGGTAAAGGCTGGGGCCAAGGTTGAGTACAACAAAATGGGTACTCTTAACCAGCCTATTCAGTTTTTACCTAAAGATAAAAAAGATAAAGACTGGGCTAACTGGAACCTAGACTGGCTAGAATGGCAAGGCTTACGCGTAGTGCGTAGAAATGCACGTCGCTTTCTAAAAAATTATAAGCTTGCTAAAGGTATTATAGATAAGACTGACTACATTGTAGAAGAGGATAATGAGTATGCAGATCTTATTGAAACTTTAACGCAAGAAGATGTAAGCGCATTGGAATTAAAGTTTTATCCTATTATTCCTAATGTAGTTAATACACTTGTTGCTGAGTTTGCAAAACGTAATACACGTGTTACATTTAGAGGTGTTGATGAAACATCTTATAATGAGATGTTAGAGCTTAAAAGAGCTGAGTTAGAAAAGGCTATTATTGCTGATGCTGAGGATCAAATGCGCATGACTTTATCGGAAATGGGAATTGCCGAAGATAATGAGCAGTATCAACAAGCAATGGCACCGGAGAGTATTAAATCATTACCTCAAATTGAAAGCTACTTTAGTAAAACTTACAAGTCAATGGTGGAGCAATGGGCTGAGCACCAATTGCAAGTTGATACGGAGCGCTTTAAAATGGATGAGCTTGAAGAGCGTGGATTTCGTGATATGTTAATTACAGACCGCGAGTTTTGGCACTTTAAGATGATGGAGGATGATTATAACATTGAGCTATGGAATCCAATACTTACATTTTATCATAAATCACCTGAGGTACGCTATATGTCAGATGCTAGCTGGGTGGGTAAATTTGATATGATGACGGTAGCAGATGTCATTGATGCATATGGTTGGTTAATGACACAAGAGCAACTAGAAAGTCTTGAGGCAATTTATCCAGTACGTTCTGCAGGTTATCCTATTCAAGGTTATCAAAATGATGGTAGTTATTATGATGGTACTAAGTCTCATGACTGGAATACTCAAATGCCATCTTTAGGATATCGTCAATATACATCTATGTGGGATAATACTCTTGTAGGAGGTGATATTGTAAACTGGATCATGCGTGATACAGAAGATTTCTTTGACTATGGTACTGTAAACTTATTGCGCGTAACTACAGCATACTGGAAGTCACAGCGTAAAGTTGGTCATCTAACTAAAATCTATGATGATGGTACAGTACAACAAGATGTTGTTACGGAAGACTACAAAATTGTAGATAAACCAATTTATAATACACGTCTTATTAAAAATAAGTCTAAGGATAACTTGGTATTTGGTGAGCACATAGATTGGATTTGGATTAATGAGGTATGGGGTGGAGTTAAAATTGGCCCACATCACCCATCATTTTGGGGAACTAAATCTCCTGGAGGTATCAATCCTATATATTTAGGGATGAACCAAAATAATATTGCACCAATGAAGTTCCAATTTAAAGGTGATAATTCACTTTATGGTTGTAAACTTCCTGTAGAAGGCTCCGTGTTCTCAGATCGTAATACGCGCTCTGTAGCATTAGTAGATTTAATGAAGCCTTTCCAAATTGGATATAATATTGTAAATAACCAGATTGCGGATATTCTAGTAGATGAATTAGGTACTGTAATCTTACTTGACCAAAACTCTTTACCTAGACACTCATTAGGAGAAGACTGGGGAAAGAACAACTTGGCTAAAGCTTATGTAGCAATGAAGAACTTCCAGATGTTACCATTGGATACTTCTATTACTAATACTGAAAACCCACTTGCATTCCAGCATTATCAAAAGCTTGATCTTGAGCAAACTAATCGTTTGATGACTCGTATTCAATTGGCTAACTACTTTAAGCAGCAAGCCTTTGAAGTAATTGGTATTACGCCACAGCGTATGGGTCAACAAATTGGCCAGACTAATACAGCAACTGGTGTAGAGCAAGCTGTGTCAGGATCATATGCACAAACTGAAATGTTATTTGTACAGCACAGTGATTATTTAATGCCACGTGTACATCAAATGCGCACGGATCTAGCTCAGCATTACCATTCAACTAAGCCATCATTACGCCTTAGATATATTACTAATACAGAAGAAACAAAAAACTTTGAGATGAATGGTACAGATCTACTTATGCGAGATCTTAATATCTTCTGTACTACTAAAGCTAATCATAGAGCTGTACTTGAACAACTTAAACAACTTGCTATTCAGAATAATACATCTGGTGCAAGCATCTACGATCTAGGTAATATTATGAAGGCTGACTCTATTGCTGAGGTTGACCAGATTCTTAAGAAGTCTGATGAGCGTATGGAAAGACAACGTCAAGAGCAAATGCAACAAGAACAGCAAATGCAAGAGCAAGCGCTTAAAGCTAGACAAGATGAAGTGCGTCAGAAGATGGAGTTTGAAGCTAGCGAGAATCAAAAAGATCGTGAAGCTAGAATTATTGAAGCTGAAATTAGATCTGCTGGTTATGGAGCAATGCAAGACCTTAATCAAAACATGCAAAGTGATTACGCAGATATGCTTGAAAAAATTCAAAAAGGTGAAGAATACCAGCAAGCAATGGGGTTACAGCGTGAGAAAGAAGGTAATCGCATGAGAAATGAATCAGCTAAAATGGATCTTGAGCGTGAGAAGTTAGCAGTGCAAAAACAAATATCTGATAACCAATTAGCTATTGCAATGGAGAATAAAAATAAGTTTGACGTGCAAAAAAAGAATAATGAGAAGAAGAAGAAATAAGGGTATAGCCATATAATGCGCGCTTTTTTTTAATTCTGTAAAACTTATTAAATTTATTTAGATAGATTTGCCTATATTATTAATAGGACATTAACATAAAAACCAACTCATATGTCTACAGAAAAAGAAACTACCGAGGTTTCACAAGTTGAAGTTAACCTCGATGAATTATTGGGAATTCCAGGAGCAGATAACGTAATGCTTCCTGAAGAAAAAAAGCCGTCGGTGTTCACGGATCCCAAAGTTGACACCTCGTTCCTTGACACTCCTGATGAGGAGGATGAAGATAAAGAAAAACCTATTTCTAAAACAGAAGTAGATGATCTTTTAAATGAACCACTTAAAGATGAGGATGTTGATGATGCTCCAAAAGCAACAGGTCGCCCTAAGCTTGATAAAAGTGGTACAGCGGAACTTGTAAAGAAGCTTATTGATAAAGGGCAAATTGTACCTTTTGATGATGACAAGCCTATTGAAGAGTATACATTAAAAGATTTTGAAGAGCTTCTTGAAGCAAACTTCAGTGAGCGTGAAAATAAAGTTCGCCAGGATACACCTCGTGAATTTTTTGAAGCACTACCTGAAGAATTGCAAGCCGCTGCTAAGTATGTAGCAGATGGTGGAGATGATCTTCGCGGACTATTTAGAATTTTGGCCGAGGTTGAAGAACATCGCCAACTTGACCCTAGAGATAAAAATGATCAAGAGTATATAGTACGCGAATACCTAAGAGCTACAAACTTTGGTAATGAAGACGAGATTGAAGAAGAAATTGATCAATGGCGCGATCGTGGAGACTTAGAAGCAAAAGCTCTTAAGTTTAAACCAAAGTTAGATAAAATGCAGGAGCACGTTGTTCATCAAAAATTAGCTCAACAAGAGCATATGAAGAAACAACAGCAACAAGCAGCTCAAGCTTATATGCATAATGTATATGAGACTCTTAAGAATGGTGAGCTTGGTGGATTGAGATTAGATAAAAAGACACAGGGTATGCTATATGCTGGTCTTGTACAACCTAATTACCCATCTATATCAGGTAAACCAACAAACATGTTAGGACACTTATTGGAGAAATACCAATACGTTGAACCAAGACATGATTTAATTGCTGAGGCTTTATGGTTGCTTTCTGACCCAGATGGTTATAAAGCAAAGATTAAAGATGTAGGTAAACAAGCACAAGTTGAAAAAACTGTGCGCCAATTGAAAACCGAGGAAGCACGACGCACTGTAAGTTCTCCAGTAGTTGAAAGCGAGGAGAAAGTACAACGCCGTATTCCTAGAAATGATAGCTTTTTTAAACGATAATTAACCCTTAAATAAATAAAAAAAACATGGCAACTCCAGTTTTGAACAATGGTATATTTCTACGCGATACCAACTACGCAGCTAGTTCACACGTAGATTCTTACCACTTGGTTAACATGCTCAAGAATGCTGAACCTATGGATTTAGGACCAGTAGATCTTTGGGCAATGGCGCAAAAGGTAGAAATGCCTTTGTACCAGATGTCTAGCTTTGGTGGAAAGAACGTAATTAATGTTGACAATGCAAGAGGTGAGTACAAATGGCAAACGCCAATTGTAATGGATCTTCCTTACATTGTTGATGAAGTATTAACAGACGAGCAAACTCTTGGTGCGGATGGTACTACCTTCCAAATCAAAGTTTCACGTCGTGAATTTGGACATGGTGATATCATCACTTATGACAAGTTCAACGGTGCTGAAATGTACATTACTGCTGATGACATTGTTCCAGTAGGTGATGGCTTTGTGTACACTGTACAACTTGTTAACAATGATTCATCTTATGGTCTAGATACATCAATTCTTTCTCCAGGTACTAAGATCTTCCGTAAAGGTTCTGCACGTGGCGAATATGGTGAGCGTTTCTCAGACATCGTAACTGCTACTGGTTTCCGTGAATTCTACAACTTTGTAGGAGGAGCTGAAGCACACGTACACTACTCTATTTCATCTCGCGCAGATCTTATGATCAAAGGTGGTATGAATGCAGATGGTACTGTACCTGTAGTAGAAATCTGGCGTAACTTTGACAAGAACATTGACCCATCTATTGCTAACCTAGATTCTATGGTATCTCGCATGGGTAAAGACTATGTTAAACGCGCTATGGGTAATGGATCATTGAGCCGTACTTTCATGACTACAATGGAAGCTGCTCACTTGACTAAAGTAGCAAATGACATCGAGACTTACTTAATGTGGGGACAAGGTGGACGTGTGCGTCAAGATGGTCCAGATGATATCCGCTTATCAGTGGGTCTTTGGAAGCAATTGGATAACTCATTCAAGCGCATCTACAACAAGTCTAACTTTAACCTTGACTTGTTCCGCTCTGAGCTTTACAACTTCTATGCTGGTAAAGTTGAGTTCCAAGGTCCAGATCCTAAGCGTCAATTGATTGTACAAACCGGTATGGGCGGTATGCGCATGGTTAACGAAGCAATCAAGCGTGAGGCTATGGCTTCAGGATTGTTGATCCAAGCTGCTGAAAATAATGGTATTGGAGCAATCACTGGTCAAGGTATGGATTTGAACTACGGATTTGCATTCACTTCTTATGTTATCCCATTCTTGGCTAACGTGAAGTTTGTGTTGAACCCAGCGTTTGATAACTTACACACCAATGACATTGAAAACCCAATCATTGATGGTTTCCCATTGTCTTCTTATAGCTTCATTATCTTTGATATCACAGATAACACTAATGACAACATCTTCTTGTTGAAACTTAGCTGGGATAATCAATTGAAGTGGTGGTACCAAAACGGAACTATGGATTACATGGGACGTACCCAAGGTTTCCAAAGCTCTGGACAATTCAATGGATACCGCGTATTCATGACACAAACAATGCCTGCGATCTGGGTTAAAGACCCAACCAAAGTATTGAAGATTGTTATGCGTAACCCAATCACTGGCGGATCATTCTAATCTTAATAATCTGTAAATCGGGGGAGAGTTGAAAGCCTCCCCCTTTTTACTACCTTTACAAAAAACCAATAAATAAAACCAACAATTTATGAGCTTTACATTAGTAGAGAAGGTGGCACACCTTAAAAAAGGACCTGTTGCAATTAGACCTTATTTTAGTGGTCAAAATTCAAACATGGGTCTTGAGAAATATGGATTAACACTTTTTGAAGGTGTATCCCATGAAGAGCAATTAGCATGTCTTGAAAATAACGGAGTAAAACGTTATCTTACAGGACTTAATGAATTTGCTCCTGAGATTAAAAAAATTGCTGATCCTGAAGAGCGTGAAGCAAAGATTAAAGAAATAAGAACAGTTGTATCTGAGCTTGAAAAAGAGTTAGCTGCAAATGTTATAAGTCCAGAAGATCCTGATTTCTGGAATAAAGTGAAGTTGTTGCGTCCAGATAATGATGAGTTCTGGAATAAAGTATCAATACGTTGTGGTAACGACCCCGTATTTTTAGAGCCTGAAAAAGATGCTTATGATCTTATTAAGCTCTATGCAATTAATGCAGGAGGCTTTAGTATTGTAGCAAAAAGCTATGATGATGCTAAAGCAAGAACAAATAAAAATGCACGTTTTTATTTAGATAAATACGAAGAAACTGCTTCAACTAAAACTGAAGTTAAAAAGCTTCGTAATAAAGCTCTTGCTGAGTTGCAAAAACTTTATGATAAGAACACTAACAAGTTGTTCTATGTTGCTAAAGTTGTTGACATTGCGAGTGCCCAGTATAAAAAGTCTACCCCTAACGATATCATATACGATATTATGGATAACTTTATTAATGGGGAAAGTACAGAAAGAAATCCTGTACGCGCAGCACAAACATTCTTAGATGCAGCTGCTGCTGATATGGAAACATTAAAGCTTAAAGCAATTGTAAAAGATGCAACATACTACAAGTTTATCGTGGCTAAAGCGGATGGAATTGTATACACTAAAGATACTGGTGTAATGCTAGGAAGAAACCAAGCCGAGATTGTAGAGTTCTTTAAAAACCCACTTAATGAAGATGTTTTAGTACAAATTTCTAAAAAAGTGGAGAAATATTGGAATCAATAACTATCTTTATATAAAGAACATATTATGAAAAAAGCAGTAAAAAAATATCAAGATGCTGGTGCTACTACCCGTAAAAATCTTTTAGGTAGAACTATTAAAGAAACATATAAGGAATCAAATGCTCCATCATTTGATGAAGGTCGTAAATTAAGCAGTTCTTCTTATACTAAAGAGGTATACAGAAAAGATGGTTCACTTGCTAGAAAAGTAGAACGTGGGTCTGCTAATAAGCTATTTGGTCAAGATAGCGTTAGCAAAACAACTCGCTATAATAAAAAAGGTGAAGTTAAAAGCGTTAAAGGCGGTTCTTCAAAAGATATGGCTTATAAAAAAGGTGGTTCAATAAAATCTAAAAAGAAATAATATTATGAAAAAGGTGAAAAAAATGATGACCGGCGGTGTTAAGAATCCTAACGCTGCTGCTACAGTACAAAGAGTAGCTGGAGGACGTGTGGGTGGTGGCAACGCTTCTGCTCAAGTTCAAAAAGTTGCTAAAGGTCGCGTAGGCGGTGGAAATAAATCTGCTGAAGTTAGTCCAAAGCGTAAAGGATGAATCCGCTTCTAAAGCCTGAAGAAAAAAAGAAAATGATTTCATATGGAAAGCCTAATGGTACCACCTACAAAAAAGGTGGTGCTGTGGCTTCCAAGAAGTCTGGTTGTGGTTGTAAAAAATAACTACTATGGCTAAAGATAAAAAGTGGATTCAAAAAGCAATTAATCCAAAACATAAAGGGTATTGTACACCAATGTCTAAACCAACATGTACGCCTAAGCGTAAGGCACTTGCTAAAACGCTTAAGGCTATGGCTAAAAAGAAGTAATCATGGCAGGAAAAACTAAATCTAAAGTAAATCAAGCAGGTGTGTATACTAAACCAGGTATGCGCAAATCCCTATTTAACAAAATCAAAGCTGGAACTAAAGGTGGAGATCCTGGAGAATGGTCTGCTAGAAAAGCTCAGCTCTTGGCTAAAGAGTACAAGGGTAAAGGCGGTGGATACAAAACCAAAAAGTAATGGAAAATATAAAACCAATACAAATTAACAAGTGGGGTTTAGCAGCTAAATATGCAGATTCTACTAAATACAAAATGGAGAAAGGTGATCATATTCCTAAATATGAAATATGGGAGGAAATTAAGAAAGATTTTGAAGAAGGTTTTGATAAAGCTAAAGAACTGTATAATACTGAAAAGTAATGCCTAAAGATCCTCAACAAAGTCTTAAAGATTGGTCTGCTCAAAAGTGGATGACCTCAGGTACTTATGCAAATAAGAAAAAGGGATCATCTAAAGAGGTAAAATCTAAGGGTACAAAGAGGTATTTACCAGAAGCTGCGTGGGGAGCATTATCATCAGGGGAGAAAGCAGCAACTAATAAGGCTAAAGCTGAAGGAAATAGAAAAGGTAAACAGTTTGTACCACAACCTAAATCAGCAAAACAAAAAGCTAAAAGATATAGATAATGGCTAATAGTGCAAAACAACAAGCTGCAATTGCTATCTCTATGAAGAAAGCCGGTAAGACACCTAAAATGGCCAGTGGTGGCTCAGCTAAAAAATGCTGGCCTGGTTATAAAAAGCAAGGTAGTAAAACCATGTATGGCAAAACTTATAATAACTGTGTAAAAAAATAATTATGGCAAAGTCTCCAGCATGGCAAAAATGCACTGACTGTAATAAGGAAGGTGATAAAAGCATGTTTGCTAAAGGAGGTAATGGTAGATGTAATAGATGTAGTAAAATAGAATGGGAAAAAAATAATCCAGATAAAGTACGTGCTCAGAGATTGCATGGAAATGCTACCAAAAGAGCTAAAGCTATGGGATGGCCAAAACCTGATTTTGATACAAACTATATTTATGAAAAAATAAAACATGGCTATTGTGAAGTAACAGGTATTAAGTTTGATTTAGAAACAGAAGTAAGAAAATCTACACATGCTAAAAACCCTTGGGTACCATCAATAGATAGAACGGATAGTACTAAGCCATATTTGAAAAACAACATAAAAATAGTTATCTTTATGTATAATGTATGTAAATCAGAATTTAGACATGAGGATGTATTAAAATTTTGCACTACTATTAAAGAACTTGAAGATGGCAAAATATAAAAGCCCAAGTTGGCAAAGAAAAGAAGGTAAGTCACCAAGTGGTGGACTTAATGCTAAAGGACGCGCTTCTTTAAAAGCAGCAGGTCATGATATTAAAGCACCTCAGCCTGAGGGGGGTCCTAGAAAAAAATCATTTTGTGCTAGAATGTCTGGTATGAAGAAAAAACTTACTAGTGCTAAAACTGCTAATGACCCTAATAGCCGTATTAATAAATCACTTAGAAAGTGGAAATGCTAAAACTATAATACTATGAAAAAGTGTAAAACTTGTGGTTCAGTAAAAATGAAAGCTGGTGGTTCTAAATCTAGCTTTGGAATGCTTTCAGTAAAAGCAGGTATAGATAACAATCCTAAGCCTACAGCTGCAGATAGAATTGCAGGTGCTACAAAAAAAGCTAAAATGGGTGGTGGCTATAAAAAAGGTGGCACTAAGAAATGAATAATACTACCATACAAATAAAGATTAAGGAGCGACTCAACAAGCTTGATAGCCAAGACTATGACAACTTTGAATGTTGGCAGATAGTTGAGGCTTTTAATAAAGCTCAAATAGAGTGGGTTCGGCGTCAGCTTGTAGGTAATAATATTCTTAGACAAGGGGATGAGCAAAGTAATCGCAGAGTTGATGATCTTTCATTATTGCTTACATCAGAAGACTTAGCATTTACTAATGGTGATCAATATGTTATTACTGAACTCTTACCAGATAACTGGATGGAGTTTAAAAGAATAGACGTAAAAGCTGTAAGTAAATGCTGCAATGAAGAAAAAGATATTGTGGTATATTTAGCAGAGGAGGCCAACGTTAGCGTTTTACTAAACGATTATTTACGTAAACCTAGTTTTGAATGGCGCGAGACTTTTGCAACTATGATGGGAAACAAAATTAAAGTATATACTAGTGATGATTTTACTATAAAAAATATTAAGTATACATTTTATAAATACCCAGTTAGAATTCAAATTTTAGGTTGCTCTGACCCATATACCCTACAAATATCAACAGAGGATATAGAATGCCAGTTTCCAGATGATATTATAGAAGTAATGGTAGATTCTGCAGCTTCAATACTTGCAGGAGATATAGAATCATTTAATCAGTATACTCGGGAGTCTAATGCTTCTGAACAAAATAACTAATCATGGCTGAACAACCAAGAAACCTTTTAAAAAGAAATCCTGATGTAGGGATATCTTATCCTGC